GTCCACTTGCTAATCCAGTCACAGTTCCAGTTATTGAGTTAATAGTTTCGGGGATCGCTCGAAGAGTTTTGATGACATTTCCTACTACATTCGTCATATGTCCGGTGTTTCGTGATTGTTCAAACGGTTGGGTCACATAAGTGAATCCAAATTTGTCCGGTCGCGCTATTTCTCGGAAAAGTTCCACGTCCAAGTCTCCACTTCTCGCATCACCTTTCAGTCTCTTGATCTCATCTGTCAAACGGGGTGTAATATACGTCAGCGCGGGATTCACAGGGATGTGTAATTTCACTTCACTCATTCGTACATATATCGTATAACAGACAGCTGTTGATGAAGTCGGTGATCTTAGCGGGGAAACCACACTTAAAAAGGGGAATCCCAGGCTTCGCTGTCCTACTTCGTCTGACGTCTGGTTAAAATATGAAAATGGAGAGAACCATGGGATTTGGAACTCTACGGGGGATGAATTACCAGCGTCTATGAATATATGGGGAAACATCGATAGTCGTGTGAAGTCCAGAGGGGTTGCTGGCACTTCCTGTAGGGGTACATAGCCAAAAATTAATCGCCCACTGTAGAACTTAGTTGAGTTCAATTGAATAGTGAATTTGATGTTATAACGGGCATAAGTATAGCTCTTCAGGATGTTGGTCTGAAAGCTCTCTATATAATCGGTTAATATGTCACGCATCATAAGGGGGTGAATGCGTTGACCAGAAATCAATTTCATCGTTCCGATGGCGTCAGTGGTGTACCAAAAGGATGACACTGTTCGAAAGGGTTTCGATAGCATCACATCCAATTTCCACTCACCTTCACCAACGTCTGAGGGGGGTTCCAAATCTTTCGGTTGTATCGTTTTGGGTTGCGTCACTATTTCCGGGGTTTCACTAATAAACGTCGTATTCGTCACTTCTTTTAATTCGGATTCCATGATTTACACCTTGAAGATGCATACTGGCAGAGATAGACAATGTCGTCTCTGCAAAGTCGTCTAGTCCATTGGGTGATTTCAAGTCACGTCCATTCAGAAAATGGTCATAGCCGGTATTCCAGTCCGGGTTTGGGGTTATAAAAAGAAAGGGCCTAGTTATTCACAATACGGAGGAAAGCATTGCAAGAACGCAGTTCTCTATATATAGAAACACAAGGCTACGGTCATTGAAGGACTTCGAGACACTGCACGCAAGCGCACAGTTCTCATCTTGTCAACTTAACAACGAGAGATAGGGGAGTTTCAT